CGACGCCCCACCTCCTTGCCAGGCGGTAGCCATCCGGCCCCGGTGCGAAGAACGCCGCCGAGACGGGCGGCGGCATCCCCCGGTCGCAACACGGCATCCCGAGGACGACGATGTCGCTCAAGTTTGAATCCCGTCGGTCGGCGGCGTGACGGCGGTCAGATCCACCGCCACTTGCTTCAGCAGTTCGACACGCGGCGGAAGCGGCGGCGGTTCCGTCAGCGATTCCAGCTCGTCACAGAGTTCGGTCATCAGTTGTTGGGCGCCGTTTGCCCATGCGTCGGCGGCTTTGTTAATCCGCCGTCGCCACTCTTTCGCTTTCATGGACCGCCCTCCGGTTAGTCGGCCTGGGCGGTACGGACGCGGACGCGGGCACGCATCCCAAGCGGCGAGTCGTCCGAAGTCTTTTCCGCGTGGATGATGGCGTAGAACGGGCCGGAAGCGGCCGTGAGTTTGCCGAGGTTCGACGTGGCGGCGAGGACTTCCACGCCGTTGACGTAATATTTGACGTTCGTCGAATCGCGGCCGTCGAGCGTGAGGTTTACCGGCGTGCCGGCCGCCCAGTCGAGGGTCGTGTCCGTGATCGTCACGTCGGTGGTGCCGTCGTCGCTGTGGGCGTTGATGTTGAGGTTCGCGCCGTTCATCTGAAACGCGCAAAACTCGGCGATGGTTTCGAAGTCGGTCGCGTGCGTGCCGGACGCGACGCCGAAATTGATATCGACGGCGGCGTTGTCGGCGGCCGTGACGAGTTCGACGAGAAACTCGGCGACGAAGTTGGAACCGACGGCGAAACCGCGATCCGACAGCCAGTCAACCTTCTGCGCTTCGGCGGTCGTGCCGAATTGCATGAAGAGCATCCCGCCCCGGTTGTAGACCTGCGGGACTTCGAGGGTGGTCGAACCGACGACGGTCTTGACGATGACCGTCTTCCCGTTGTCGCGGGACGAATCGATGATGTAGGACGGCGTGCGGTTCAGGTTGACGCCGCCGGTCGTCGCCGCCGATAGGGCGTCCGCCGTGGCCGTGCCGATGTAGAAGTCGCGGTCGCTCGAACCGATGGGTTCGACGCAGGTCGCGGCGTTCGCCGAGTGGTCCCACCAGATCGGCGCGCCCTTGATCCAGACCTGCGAAGCGGTCTTCGTGACGCTGGTCAGAACGCCGCAAACGCGGACGCCGACAAGCGCGCCGGACGATACGTCCGACATGACTTGACCGGCCCGGCCGTCGTTGAGTTGAACGATGTCGCCCTGGACGTAGGCGGCATCGGCCGTCCAGTCCACAACGTCCCCTTCGTACTGGTAAAGCGATTCCGCCATGACGAACCTCGATCTTGAGTGAGGGGGCCACTCGCGTAGCCCCGTTGAAAATGCCCGTTAAATCATGGCGGCGATTACGCTTCGCCCTTGAACTTGTAACCGCCGCGAGGCTCTTGCTTCGCGACGCCGAAATCGTGGTAGGCGCGGAGCGCGATACCCAAACGGTCGAAGTCGAGTTCGGCCGTTTCGATGGTCGGCATCTCCTGACCGTTCAGGAAGCACGTCTCGATGACCGGGATGTCGTTCGGATCGCAGAGGAGATACCACGCCTTCGTGGAGTAGCCGGTGTAGGCCGAGTTATTCAGGTACTTGGACGTGACGATCTCGAACATCCCGGCCCACGGGTTGTTCGAACCCTCTTCGTCCTGCGACGTGAACAGTTGCGAGTTCATCAGCCGCCACGCGGCGATACGAAGGTTTGGCGGGCAGACGAGGTACTTCGCCATCGTCCCCATCGGCTTCCCGTCCGGGTCCGTCATGGCCTGCCAGAGAATGTCGGCGGCCACGAGGCCGTCGCTCGTCAGCGCCGTATCGGTGCCGTCGTCGTAATTGCCGTTGCCAGTCGAGAAGAAGGACGAGTTGTCCATGAACGCCGTCCAAAAGACGTCGTTCAGTTTGAGAGCGCCACCCCGGCCGAGACGCTTGCTGACGGACGCGAGCGCGCCGAGGTCGTCGTTGATGAGGTCGCGGCGGTCGATGCCGAGCAACTTGCCGTAGCTGTCGGCTTGGTTGTTGTAAGTCTCGTCGCCGAGCGTCCCGTGCTTGATCTCGCCGCCGGGCGCGATCTTCTCATATTGCAAGTCGCCGGTGAGCGAGTAGCTGCTGATTTGCTTGAAGTCGCGAACGCTGCGAGTGGACGTGATCTTCCGCCACTCCTGTTCCACGAACATGAAGTTCTCGCGGACGAACTTGTTCGCCACGTTCGACAGGATGCCGGAAATCGAGATGGTGGACGGCGTCACCGACGCCCGGAGGTCTTGCCCCCAGTGCGGCGAGAAAGCGGCCCGCAGTGCGTCGCGGCGATTGCGGTGGGCCGTGCCCCGGAACCCGTTGGCACGGGCGCACACGTCCACGATTTCGAGAAGGCCGATGGAACCGCCGTACTGTTCGTGAGCGGCTTCCAGCGTGCGCTGGTCGTAGACCTTTTCCACGTCCTTGAGGCCGAGCGAGATGGACGCGGCGGCTTCGACAACCTTGCTGTTCGTTTCCGGCTTGTGCTTGCTGATGACGACCGGGCCGCCGTTCGCGGCGCGGAGCGCGAGCATCGTCAATTTCGATTCGATCTTGTCCACGTCCCACTTGCCTTCGATGGCGTCCTTCGCGAGCGCCTCGATTTCGTCCACGCGGGACGGGCATTCCTTGCAGAATTGGGCCGTGAGTTGCGTGATGGTTTCGACACGGGCGTTCTCGGCCCGTTGTGCCGCGACGATGTCCGCGACGCCCTTGCCAGCGGTCGGGGCGAAGTTGTCCTTCGCGGCGGCCGGCATCGCCTGCGCCGGGGCGGTTGCCGCCTGGACGACGGCCGGGGCCTTCTTCGCCTCTTCGGCATCGAAGCCGGCCTTGAGCGTGACCCGTTGGACTTCGCTCAGTGCGGCCGGGTCAAAGCCCTTCGCCGTCAGCCATTGCTCGAACATGGGCTTCTCCCTCTGATATTTCGCCGCGACCGATGCGGAAGTCGCACCGTCGGCACCGATGGGAACAAACGAAACTTCGCGGAGCGTGGTTGCCACCGCGACGTAGATCGGACCTTCGAAATTGCGGCCGTTGACCTTCACCGTCTCGCCGCGTTCGACGTAGTCCATCTGTTCGACGGCCGCGCCGATGCTGGCCTGCCACGGGAAGGAATTGGCTGCGAGTGAAAGGACTTCCTTCGCGGCCTCGCCAACGCCGGACATGACGCCCGATACTTTCAGGCGGCGTTCCGATTTGTCGATTTGGTCGGTGTGGGCGACGATGCGTTCGGCATCGTGCTGCCGAAGAATCGGCAGGTCGTTGCGGGGAACCTTCATCCCTTCGAGGTTCACCACCACGGGCACGCCGTAGCCAAGATTCAACTTGCCGCCCGTGTAGGCCGACATCGTGAACCGCTTCGGCTTGTTCGGCTGGTCGTTTGCGGACAATTCGAGACCGGCACACTCCGCTTCGACGAAGCGAATGTCCTTGACCGTCGCCGCGATGGAACGCATGTCAGACACGGGCGTACCTCCCGTAGTTGGGCAGGTCCAGCGTCGTGTCCTCGTCGCTCGCGCCGAAGTTCGGGTCGTTCTGGTCCGCGTTCGGGTCGTTGTTCGCCGCCGGCTTTGGCGCGACCACCGGGGCCGGTTTGCCCATCCCCATGTCCGGGTCGAGGCCGTTTTTGATGAGGTACTTCCGCTCGATGGCCCGCTGACGGACGACATCGCGCCAGTCGCGGCCCTCGGCGGCGCACTCTTCGGCGAGCGTCGTCAGGCCGAGCCGGAGGCGGTTCTCTTGAGCAGTGGTGTCCTTGACTTGGTCGATGGACGGGAACCCGTCCCACTGCCATTCCATCGTCCAATCGCGTAGCGGCGGCAGGCCGGCGGGCACCAGATTCGCGTCCTTCGCGGCGGCGTAGAAGACGCGGTGGATCTTGTCGAGGAGCCGATTCCGCGCCCGTTCGCGGTCGATCCAAACGACCGACTGATAGGGCAGGTGGTCCATGCGACCGGACGCGAAATTGAAGTCGCTCGAATCGCCGGTGATGAGGTTGCGAGGTAGATGAATCGGGCGGCCGACCGTCGCGTGGTTGCTGGCCACAAACTGCTTATAATCCGCCGTATTTTCGGCCGAACTGAACGGCTTTGCGGTCATCCCCGCCGGCATTGTCATCAGGCCGCGTCGCGGAATGTCGATTTCTTCCATCGTGGCGAACGTCGGCGCGTCACCCGTCTCGGCCATCACGTTGTCCGTCTCGATGACGCCCGTGATGTTCGCGTTGATTTCCTGCTTCGCGAGCGTGGCCTTCGTGTACCGCCGCGTCACGGCGCACGTCTCCAGCGTGGACGCGAACGCCGACACGCCGCGTTCCTGGCCCGGTCGGTAAGCACGGAACCAATGGAGCATGAACCGGCTCGGCACCGTGTCGTAATCCATCGTCCACGTGATTGCGTCGCCGGGGTGTTCCTTCAAAACGTGGTAGGCCGTGACGTTCCCGTACTGGTCGATTTCGAGACCATCGACGAGTTGGTTGATGCGGAGATAGGCGAAGCCCGGCGTCGCCACCTGCTCCTGCTCCATCACCTTGATGTCCACCTTGACCGGGTGGTCGACGAATGGGTTCGTGATGAGTTGGCCGAACGTTTCGCCGTCCACGGGGCAGGCTTCGATCATCAGGCGAAGCTTTTCCGCGAGGTTGATTGCCCGCGCCCACTTGGTAAAGAGTTGTTCGTATTTCCGGGTCTGTTCGTAGAGGTTCGTGTCGAGCGTGAGTTGCAGGCGCGGGCCGGTGCCGACGAAGTTGTAGGCCGCAATCTGCGTCATCCCGAAGACGTGCGGGTCGTTCTCGCGTTCGAGGCGGGCACGGCGACAAAGCGTGTTGCGAACGTCGGTACTGTTCGCCGTGTTCGGGCCGAGCGAATCGGCGGCGGCCCAGTGGTTCTTGTTCTCAAAATCTGTCACCGTCGAATCGAACCGCGCCTTGACGCCGAACCGACGGCCGGGCTGTGGGTTCGTCATGCGACGGGCGAAGATGCGGCGGATGGATTTGAAGAACTTGTTCACGACCCGGAACCTCCGGGCGGGACGGCCTTCGCCATGCGAACCTTGCCCCACGCGGAGCCGCCGGAAGCGGTCGCGGTGCGGGCGTTGATGGTGGCTTGAGCGTCGAGAAGTTCGCGGAGTGGACGTTCGGATACACTCTGACCATCGACGGCAATACTTGCCGGCGCGGTGGCCAGTTCGATGACTTCTTCGGTTGTGATTTCCGTAGCCAATCGAGGTCATCCGCGAGGATGCGTTACTCGACTTCTACGATTGGGATTTGACGGGGTGAGTGCGAAAGTGCTTGAAATGGAAGGGCATTCGTAGCGGTACGACTATTTCGCTTTCCGCTCCTCCGTCGTCACGCGATAACCGCACACCGTACACTCGCGATACCTTCGAATCAGTCCCGCCATCGGGCGCGTCGTTTCACGGACGAACAGCCGCACGCCCCGACAGTCGGGGCAACTGAATCCTTTCACGGTGGGCTTCACTTTCCGAACGGGCTTCTTCGGAGTTTTCGTCAAGGGCTGGACTCCACGACGGTGGGGGTGGTAATCGCTTCGCGTTCCTCTTCCTTGAGTTCCGCGCCGATCATCCCACGAAGTAGCCGATTAAAACTGTGTTTCGGCAGTTCGCCGGCCGCAAGGATAGTCTCGGTCTCGGCAGTCGTGAACCCTTGCATTTTGCCGTAGGTCGGTTCCTTCTTCTCGTTATCCTTCCAGTGCCGCACCTTCATCACGCTCGCAGTTCTAACGCTTCCCGGCGTCGGTTTATCGACCGCTTCGAATTCGACGGACACGATCCATCCGGCGCCTGCGAACTCTTGGAGTTTCGCTTCCACGTTCTTCGCGATTCGGTTCAACGTTCCCATCATCGCCTGTTCCTCCGGTTCGCCTGTTGCATCTCCCGCAAGCTAATCGGCTTCTTCGCCGCCCCCGGTGCCGGTGATGCGGCCGGCGTCGCGTCGGGCGACGCCGGCGGCGGTTCCTTCGATTTCTCCGCTCGATTCTTCTCTTGCAGTTCGCGGAGCGAAATGGGCGGGGGCTTCACGCTCTTCGCCGTCTGCCCGGCCGCTTCCGCCGCGCTCCACGGCACGCCCGCAATCGAGGCCGCGACGTGGCAGCCGACGACGCAGTCGAACAGGTGATTGTCCCGGAAGTTCGGCCGCATTTTCCACACGTCCACCTTCCGCCCGCGCCCCTCCGTCGGCACGCGGTATTCGCTCGCGAGGTGGTCCGCGAACAGCTGGTGCGTGTGTTTTTCCTTGCCGAACACGCTGAAACAGCCCTTTGCGGCCATCGGCGTGCGGAGCCGGTCCACGACGAACGACTTCCACCAGTTCGGGTCGTAGACGCACAGCCGGCCCGAATGACCGGCCTGCGATGAAATCTTCCAGTTCATCCCGGGCGGCGAGTTCCGTTCCCCCGGCCGCTTCTGCCATTCGTCGATCCCGCGACCGGACGCGCTCACCGCGAAGCCTTTCGACGGCATCAGCACCGACGCGAACCCCGATTGCCGGCAGAACTGCATCACCGTCGCCGTCTGCCAGCCACTGTCGATGAGGCACCGCTCGACCTTGTACTCTACGCCCGTCTCGTGCTGCTTGTAGGATCGGCCGAGCATCACGCCTGTCAACGCGCCCAGCCCCGCGAACACGCGGGCTTCCTCACTGAACGTCGGGAACTCGTCGGCCAGCGTCGGCCTTGCGTCCGATTGGGCGAAGTAGCTGCGGTTCTGCTTCGGATAACAGCCGTAGTCGATGACCCGGCCGCCGAACGTCTCGTCGAACGCCATCACCGTGAACCAGTGGACCGTCGCCGACACGTCCACGAACGCGACCAGCCGCGTGCCCTCGCGGGGCACCGTCTGCCGGGGGATGCTGTTGACCTTCTCTAACAGTTCTTCCGGCTCGATATTGCTCGCGCCGTT